AACTCGCAGCGATGTTTGGATCTGAAGATAACCCCTTCGATGTTGATGAAGAAGGCAAAGTTATTGTACGTACCCAGATAGACGGCAAGAGTGGCACTGTAGACCTCAACGATCTTGTACGTTCCTACCAAGTTCAAGGACACCTCGACAACAAAAACAGGGAAGTCGCAAAGTTGAAAGACACTTTGCAACAGGAAAAGGCGGAAACCGAGAAAGCCATTAAAGACAAGACCGGCCATTTAGAAAATCTGGCCCAACTTGCCTGGAGTGAGTTGAACCGGGAATACAGTCAAATCAATTGGGAAGAACTCAAAAGTTACGATTCCACCGAGTTTCTTGCCAAGCGGGCTGAATTTCAGGATCGACAAAACGCCATTGGTAAGTTGTATCAGGAGGTCCACGACCAGAAGCAGAAGCAGCAGCAGGACTTTGCCACCGAACAGGAAACCAAGCTGATTGAAGTGTTCGGAAGCGAGGAAACCGCCAAAGCGGAAGTCGAAAAGGTCGAGAAGTATATGGAAGGACTCGGGCTTAACGAGGAGAATTTCGGGCAAATCGGACATCATCAAGTCGCGCTCGCATTTCAAAAAGCGATGAAGTACGACGAGATGCAGAAGAAAAAGCCTGAAACCCAAAATCTCGTTAAGAAAAAGCCAAAGGTCAGTCGCCCGGGCCAAGGGGGTAAAACGAAACCCAATGAGGACAAGGCGATTGAAGACTATTTCTATACATAACGAGGTGACACATGGCTACAATAGGCAGCAATGTCTTAACGCTCGCGGACTGGGCGAAACGCATCGGTCCCGACGATAAGATCGCCAAAACCATTGAACTCCTGTCGCAATCCAATGATGTCCTCACGGACATGCTGTTCAAGGAAGGCAATCTCCCGACAGGGGAACGTACCACTATCCGTACCGGTCTACCGGCCGTCTACTGGAGACTACTGAACCAGGGCACACCACCCAGCAAATCCACCACCGCTCAAGTCGATGAGCACTGCGGGATGCTGGAAGCGTGGTCTGAAGTGGACAAGGATCTGGCTTCGCTTAACGGCAATACCAAATCCTTCCGCTTGAATGAAGCAATGGCCTTCCTGGAGTCCATGAATCAGGAAATGGCGGCAACGCTATTCTACGGTTCGGCGGCTGACCCGGAAGAATTCGTCGGTTTCACGGAACGCTATTCAAGTCTGAGCGCCAACAACGCGGAGAACATTCTTTCCGCCGGTGGTGCAGGATCGGATAATTCCTCCGTCTGGTTGGTCGGCTGGGGCGCTAACTCTGTACATGGCGTATTCCCGAAAGGCTCCAAGGCCGGGCTTTCGCATGAAGATTTAGGTCTGGTCACGGTGGAAACCACTGCCGGGATCGCCGGAAATCGCATGAGAGCCTATCAGGACCATTGGCAGTGGAAGAACGGTCTGGTCGTGAAAGACTGGAGATACGCCGTGCGTATCCCGAATATCGACATTTCCGATCTGGCTTCGCTGGCGACTTCACAAGCCGTCACCGCCACCACGTACTTGCCAAAACTGATGTCTCGCGCCATTGACCGTCTACCGTCAATGATGGGGGTCAAGCCTTGCTTCTATGCCAACCGTACCGTTCAGTCTCTCTTGCGAGTGGCTGCAATGGAGAAATCCAACGGCGTGTTGAGCATCGAGCCCGGTCTGAATCAGTTTGGTGACAAGATCCACGAACTCCTGTTCCTGGGTATTCCGATCCGCACAGTCGATTCATTGACTGAAACTGAAGCAGTCGTTTCTTAAGGAGAGCAATCATGATATTAGATGAACAGAACCAACTCTCCGACGCACAGGCGCTTACTGCAACAGCGGTAGGGACTAATACCATCGATCTGTCTGTTGATCGCTCTATGGGTAACGGCGAGCCACTGGCAGTGGTTTTCGTGGTCGAAGTAGCCGCCGATCAGACGACAGGTGACGAGGATTACACCTTCGATGTTGAGTACGCCTCTGCGGCGGATCAGTCTGCCGGTCAGCAATCCGTTGGCCGTCGCTTGTTTGAATCAGGCACCCCAGGGGCTCCGGCGCAAGATGCCGATCTGCTGGTCGCCGGGTTCAAGTTTGCGATCCCACTCCCACCGACCACGTTGGCCGAAAGTGAACGGTATCTTGGTGTGCGTTATACCTTAGCCGGTACGACTCCCACCATTACCGTGTCTGCTTACGTGCAGCCGATGAGCATGATCGACAGCAGCGTGGACTACAACAATGGCTATACTATTACCTGATGATTAAGGTAAAAGTGAAGGACGGGATGATCGGGTATTATCACGGTCGCCGGTATGGGAAGGGCCTTCGTAGCCCTGACCACCCCGGGGACGAGTTCGACATCCCGCCCGAGCTATTCAGTAGTAAATGGATGAAACGTGTCTCGAAACGAGGCAAGAAAAAGACGGGGGCGAAAGCCTCCGTCGCTTTATAAGGATTTGCTATGGGACTCGCCAATTACGGTGAACTGAAAACCGAGATCGCCAACGTCTTAGAAGACGATGGATCGGAGCTTGCTTCCTATATCCCCACCGCGATCACATTAGCTGAGTCTCGCATTGCCGATAAGGTACGCTGTCGCGCAATGGAAGAACTGCGTACCGATTCATTAACCCAGTCCACCGAATTTGTCGCATTGGATTCGGACGTAATTGAGATCACCGATGTCGCACTGGACACGAACCCGAAAGTGAATCTGGAGTTTGTGCCGACCTTTCAATCCACGCGATTGATCCGTTACGATGACGAAGCGACACCGTATTACTATTCGATCCAGGGGGAGACGTTACAGATCCGCCCGATTGCCGAACAGGATTACACCATTGAATACACACTGTACTTCAGGCTCCCGGCTTTCTCTGCCGATCTGGATACCAACTGGATCTTAACCAATCATCCGGCGATTTATCTCTATGGATCGCTCGCTGAGTGTTATTACTTCAAACGCGATGAAGACGTGGGCGACAGGTATTTATCCCATTATGAGAGACTGGTTGAAGAATTGAATCGTTCAGAGAAGAAACTGAAATTCCCCGGCCCGTTGAAACGCCGCGTCATGAGTAGCACACCATGAGGGTCGGTGAACTTATACCGTTGGGTGAATGGCTGCCGGATCTACCGGATTATCTGAACCCCGGCGCGACGGTGATCAAAAACGCCATTCCCGGGAGCAAGAGCTATCTGCCGATTGGAAGTCTGGAAGCGTTTACCTCTGCCGCCAGTGCTGCCATTCTCTCCGGGGTTGCCGCGAAGGACGATGCGGGCAACAGTGCGAATTTCGCCGGATCGACGGGGGATCTGTACAAACTGTCCACCGCAAGCGCATGGGCCGTGGTATCCAAGGCATTAGGCTACAATACTGCTGATACCGATACATGGAACTGGACCAAGTGGGGCGAACAGGTTTTGGCGACAAACTTCGCGGAAGCCATCCAGGAGTACACGTTAGGCACCTCCTCCTTATTTGCCGATCTGGCCGCCGGAGCCCCAAAAGCTCGCTACATAACAGTGGTCGGGGATTTCGTCATGGTGGGGAATACGTTTGATGCCACTGACGGGAACGTGCCGTATCGAGTGAGATGGTCAGCGATTGGCGATCCGACCGATTGGACCGTCTCTGCCACGACCCAGGCGGATTATCAAAACCTCGACTCCTCGTTTGGCGAAGTGAGAGGAGTCGTTGGCGGGGTATATGGGGCTGCCTTTCAGGAAAAGGCCATCAGCCGAATTACCTACGTGGGATCACCCAGCGTCTTCAGTTTTGACCGGGTGGAAACGGCAAGAGGGGCGTTTATCCCCGACATTGCCACGTTAGGACAGACCTCGTTTTACATCGCGGAAGACGGCTTTTATGCGTTTACTTATGACCGATCTGAACCGATTGGCGAGGGGAAAGTCGATAAGACCTTTTTTGCCGATCTGAACGTCGCCTTTGTTCATCGGGTCAGAAGCGCGGTCGATCCCATCAACAAATTAATTATTTGGGCCTATCCCTCGAACTCATCCATTACAGGCAACCCCGATAAGCTCCTGATTTACAGTTGGACCTATAATTGGTGGGGCTGTGCTGAAGTGGACTGTGAAACCTTGTTCCAGTTTATCTCGTTAGGCTACACCCTGGACGGGCTGGATGCGATTACCACCGACATTGATACCTTATCCCCGTCATTGGACTCGAAAGTGTGGCAGGGCGGCGATCTCTCGTTAGCCGCCTTTGACACCAGCCACCAACTCTCGACTTTCTCAGGAACCGCCCTGAGTGCCATATTGGAAACCGGCGAGTTCCAGGTGTTCGACGGGTATAAATCCTTAATCTCCAGAGCACGCCCCATTGTGGACAATGCCGCGACCTTACAGGCCGGAACCCGCAATACCGATCAGCAAAGCGTCACCTGGGGATCGGTCAAAAGCCAGAACGACTCGGGTAATTGTTCCTTGCGATCCAACGGGTTTCGACACCGCCTACGGATTAATACCAGTGGGGATTTTACCCACGCTCAAGGGGTTGAACTACTGGAGGCCGTGAAAACGGGACGCCGATGAACTTGTGTAAAGACTGTCAACACGGACAAACCGCGATCACTCGCAATAAGCGCAATTACCGAAAATGCCACCTCTATGACGATCTGGCGATTAATGTAAAAACCACCAAATGCAAGGACATCGACTTTGTTCCCCTTAGCGCCCTCAAGACCGACTGATACCGAGGAAGGGCTTCGCCAAACCACGGAAGTCGTCAACCGGACATTAGACGGGAAGATCAACAGTACCGGTACAGTGACTTTAACAGCGAGTGTCACCACGACCACCGTGACGGACTTTCGAGTGGGATCGGATACGGTCGTGATTCTCTCCCCGATCACGGCCAACGCATCTGCCGAGATCGGCAACGGCACGATTTATCACAGCTCTACCACGGCGGGGACCAGCTTCGTCCTCACTCATGCCAACAATGCACAAACAGATCGAGACTTTCGATACGCACTACTAGGATAAGACGATGGGATTACTTGATAAACTCTTTGGTGGTAGCAGAGGTTCACAGTCTTCAAGCCAATACGTGAACCCGGCCCAGACCCCGTTTCTGAGCGATGTCTACAACCAGGCACAGACGACCTTTGGTTCTCCATCCGTCGCCGGGGCGCAAGAGGCCGCAGGACCGTTAAATCTCGCGGCCGGGGGGCAATACCTCGATACCCTCGGGGGAGCCTACATGCCCGGATCGGAGCAATTTGGTAACACCCTACAGGCGATGTATAACCAGATCCGCCCCTCACTCGATTCTCAATTTGCGAGTACCGGACGCTACGGTTCGGGGTTGCACCGTATTGGTGCCGAGGATCGCATGGCCCAGATCGGTGCAGGGTTGTACGGCGATGAACGGAACCGGCAGATGGAGGCGGCCCGGAATAGTCCTCAATTCGCCGCCCTACTTCAACAGTTCCCGTGGATGGCCGCCCAAAACTACGCCGATGTGGTTGGACCGCCAACCGTATTGGGTGAATCTCAAGGCGATACTCGCAGTTTCGGGGGAATCATCCCGGGTTTAAGCAAAATGTTCAGCTTCACAAAAGAGCTTTGAATCATGGCAATGTTCAACTTCACTATGAAAAACCGCGAAAAGCAGATGGCGGAGCGGGAGATCGCCCCCTCCCTGCTTGAGCTGTACAACCTCGGTCAGCAACCCACGGTACAGGCTCCGACCAATACCAATCTGAACGTTGATCTGCCCCCTACGCCCCAAATGACCAAACAGGACGTATTGACCGGCATGATGCGGGCGGGAGCATACCCGGAAGTGACCCAGAATGTGCTGCAATCCCAGTTCATGCCGTCCTCGCCGGACTTACAGCGCGGTTCGTTCTATGATCCCGATCAGAATCGGCATTTCTTAGGTTTTACTGGCAAGGACGGGGGAGTATATGAATATACAGGCAGCGGAATAAAGCCCGCAGGGCGAAATGCACGACTTGTCAGCACACAGATCACGGGTGGAGCGGAAGACGTGATCCCCACATCAACACAATTAGGGAAGGTGCAGGTCGGGATGGATGAGTCAGAAGTCACGACCCGAACGAATCTATTGGCTATGATGGATCTGGTCGAGTATGTATCCGGTGATGATTATATCGGCGGCATAACGGGTGATGCCGTATCTAGGATGAACAGTTTTGTTGCCCAAGCAAGACAATCTATGAACATTGACTCCGTACTGACGCCAGACGGGAAGCTGGATGAAACCAAAGTCCAACTGAATAAAGAAAATATGGATCGGTTCCGCAGAGCCGCGATCAACGATGATCGCGTTGATAGCGCGATAATGGAACTTGCTTATATTAAAGCCAAATCCCTCGATCCTGGCGGAAGAATATCGGATGCTGATGTTCGGTTTGCTGAAAAAATGTTTCGAGCCGGGGCAGATAAAGCCTCTATGATTACCTTGCTTCGAGATAACATGCGACGAATTACCCGGGCGCATAATCAGAAATATCTGGTCAACAAAAAACGACACCCCAAACTGCGCGGCACATCCCTGCGAATTGAGGATGTGATCGGCGACGGATTTCCCGAAGACGATGACGATGTAACTGCCGATTCTATACTGCAAAGAGAATTTCCTAAATGAGCATTTATGAGGATGTGGCGGCCGCGATTGTGCGAAAACGAAGGGCAGAGCTTGAATCTTTGCCTGAAGATCGCCGCCGAACTGTCGTTACCTCTATCATAAAAAAACTCAGAACCAAGTCCGAGGATGAATTGATCCAGTATATGTCAGCCCGCAAACCCGGGCTAACCCCTGAAATGGCGACCTCTCTTAATCAGGCCCAACAAATGCGGCGAGTCACTGAATCTGCCCCACCGATGGAGCGTTTTGGCCCGGGGGCGGTGAGATTGCCGCGAGGTCCGGTACAGGACATTGAGCGGGCCGCAGAACTTCAGCAGCTTGGCGTTGAAACGGGGACTCCATTACCTGCGGGCGATATTCAGTTGGGTTTCGGTGCCGATCAGGCCGAATCACTCAGGAATGTGTTAAGCCAGCAATACCAAACGCCCGTGACGGTTTTCCGGCGCGGTCAGGATGTTCTCTATCTCGACCCGACTGATAAAGTCATCAAACGCGCTGAACCGAATATGCTGGGTGCGGCAGGTCACGGCTTGCCGATTGCCGGGGATGTCGCTGGCACCGTTCTGGGCGGCATGGGGGCAGCGACCATCACCCGCAATCCTTTAACAATTACTGCCGGGGAATCCGCAGGCTCCGCTGCGGGGGCAGGGACCGGCGAATTTCTACGCCTTGCCACGGGTAAATTCATGGGCATCCACGATCTAACCTGGCCCGACGTTTACAAACGTGCGGGCAAAGTCGGCGCGGCGGCAGGGGTGACGACTGGTGTTGTCGGTGGGGCGGTCGTCACAACCAAGGGATTACGAAATTTCATCAAAGGCGGGATATTCACGCACGATGAAGCCTTGAAGCATGGCATGAGTACCCAGCAGGCCGATATGGTCCTGGACGAAATCAACAAGATCATCGGGCGAAAAGGCGCGGTGAAGGGTACGCTGTATAAGCGGACAGATGACGTTACTATCGGATCGCAAGAGTCGCGGCTACGCGGTAAGGTGGAATATGCCGATGATTTCAGACAACGGGATCTGACCGATCAGTTAGGTGCGGTCGAGGCATTTGAACGTATCGCGCCACCCAGGTCGTCGGCCCAGACCTTGAACGATATGGCTGAACAACAGGTTAAACATCGTGCTGCTCAGGCTAAAGGGGTTGTCGCCAGAACCAAAAATGAATTCCGAACCCAGATGGACGATATTAGCCGGGTTCGCAAAAAGATGGCCGGTCAGCCGACGCGCAACACCATACTAGAAAAGCGGAAAGCGTTTAAGGAGGCCGAGGATAAAGCCTGGGAAGATATGCGGGCGATGGGTAAATTCGACCCACAAACCGAAACCTTTGGGATCAACATCCCTATTGGGAAAGAAGCCAGGCAGGTGCGGCAAATCTATGAACGCCAAGCCGATACCGCCATTACTAATGTGCCGCAGACCAACATCTTCCGCAAGGGCGCAAAAGGCGCTGATCTCGCTGATTACCAGCGTGAAATTTCGCGGCTCAAAACACGAATGCGGGAGAAAAGTAAGTATGGTCAAGACCCCGATCTGGATATCCGGGATCTCAATAAAACCATCAAGGCACTGGTAAAGGACCGGGATGACGCCTTAGTTAAATCGGGCAGAACCGACCTCTTAAACGAGATCAAAAATGCGGAACAGAAGACCGCTGAGTTCCATGACATCTTTGAAAAAAGCGTCATTGGTGATCTGACCGAGAAAACCAGCAAGGGCACATACAAAATCAAGGACCCTGACTTTGTTGACACGATATTAAGGGGCGGCGGGGATGAAGCCGATCAGCTTCTTCGTGTGATTAACGATCAGCCCACCTTGATGAATAAGTGGAAAGAGGCGTTGGCCGACGATTATAAGACAAACGTCATCGCCAAAATGCGCCCGTTGCGGGGCGGGAAGTTTGAAAAAGAAGAATTAGCAGAACGGTCACTGCAATGGTTTGACAATAACGAGGAAGTGCTAAGTCGGTTTTTTACCAAGCAGGAATTGAATCAGATCCGTAAAACCGGCGACATTGCGATGGTCGTTAAAAAGCAGGTCGAGCAGGAAAAACGGATACTGAAGAATGCCGAGCAACGATGGGGCAAAGGCAAACTGGCCTCACTCGATCCTGAAAACCTGATCAAGTTTGTCACCAACGAAGCGGGCAGTTTTACGACCCCCAACGGCAGGGGGATTCAAGCCTCTATCAGCAAGGTCAAGTACGTCAAAGGCATTACCCGCAACCATCCTGAAGTCTGGGATCGGTTCAAATCCGATTTTGCCCTGGATCTGCGTAAGTCAACCTTCGACCCTGAAACCGGGTTCATCAAACCCAAACAGCTCAGTGATATCGTGCATAAGAAGGGCGATGTGATTGAGGCGATCATGGGCAAAGAATACAGAAAGAATCTGGAAACCATTAACGATACGGTCCAGATATTAAATCGTCAGGGTAAAATCTTATCCGACCCAGAATCAAGAGAAGCCATCCTTCAGACATTTCGGGCTGGCCCAGCGCCACCCCTTACTCGTCGCGGTCGTGCCTTTACTGCGATTGTGAGGCTGGATAATAGGCAGGCGCACAAGGCAATGGCCCGAGCAATACTGAATCCTGAAGATATGGCGAAAATGGCAGACGTAGCTGAGCATAATGTGATTACCCGTCGCACATTAGAACTGTTGGCCTCTGTCGGCCTTATCACTGATGATGAATTTCAAGCGAGATTATCGGAGCAATAATGTCAAACGATACAGAAAACTACTCCACGACAGCCGCTTCCAACACCGCTGATTGGCCGGAAGGAATGCCCCCCTCGGCAGTGAATGATGCCGGGAGAGAATCACAAGCCGACATAAGGCGCTGGAAGGACCGGATTGACGGGACTGCCACGGCCACGGGTACCGTGGATGCCATTACGGCCACCTTCTCCCCTGCCCTGACCGCCCTCTATGACGGGCGCACCATTGTTCTCAGAGCGGCGGGAGCCAATGCGACCACGACCCCGACTTTTTCACCGGATGGATTAACGGCCAAAACGATTGTAAAAGACGGCAACCAGGCTTTATTGGCGGGGGATATTTATGGGGCCGGACATTTCCTGATCCTGAAATACAACACGGCCAATGATGTGTGGGAATTATTGAATCCTTCGCCGTCGAACCTCGTCACCTCAACCCTGACTGACACCTATTTATGGAAATTACTGGATTCCACCACTGTTTCGGGGGCCTCGGTTGCAACGGTGGATTTTACCGGGCTCACCGCCCATGACTCTTACCTTGTATTGTTCAAAGATGTCAAACCAGTGAGTGATAATGTGACCTTTTCCATGCGGCAAGGTTATGGGGCGACTCCGACCTATATTACGGCTTCTTATAAATATCATGTTGACAGGAGCAATGATTCCGCCGCAACGTATTTGGGGCAAGCGTCAGCGACCTCGGGGATTTTCCCCGTTGCTCAGACCTGCGGTAATGCGGTGGGTGAATATGTCAATGGGCAGTTGTTTATCTATAATTCGCAATCGGCTAACAGTCCCGCCGCAATTGACTCTCATGTTGTCCATCTGAATCAATCCGGGAATTTGTATAAAGAGAAATGTGCCGGATTTACCACCAATAATTATTCTGCAATCACCGCCCTACGATTTTACTTTTCCACTGGCAACGTGGATCTCGACAGCACTATTGAGGTCTATGGCCTCGCAGCAGGAGTATAGAGATGGATAGATTGATCAACGGGGAAAGAGTTACCTTAACTCCTGAAGAAGAAACCGCCTTTCTCGCTGAATCCAATGAAAATGAGTTGGCGATTGCGGAGAATACCCGGATTAAAGCCATTAAAGCAGAGGCCAGAAAGCGCATTATTGCCCAGATCCCAGGCGGCACACAGGAAAACTATTTGGAGAAAGAGAACCACTTGCATGGTAAGCACAGCAAATTCCTTGCCATGCTGCAAAGAGGTGAGGTGTTGACTTCCGAGCTGTCCGCCGAGATGGCCGGACTGGAAACGACCTTTGACAAGATGGACGATATCATAACCATGTCCAACACGGCTGAGACCAGCGGCGATACACTCATCGTCTTTCAGGCTGCGCTGGATTTGAAAGGGTATTAATGACAGATGACGAAAAAGCAGAAAGGGAAGTCAATGCGTTTATCAAGACTCTCAAGGAGAAGCACGGGGTTGATATCGAAGACCTCAAGAAAATTGACTTTGATGCTCTCAATGATGCTGTGCAGTTTCATGCTGCATTATCACGTCGCGGAGATCAGGCTGCTTCAACGGCTCTCAGGATTCTGGTGGCCTCGTTTCTGGGTGCGCTAGGCTGGATACTGGTTGAGGGCTTCAGGCACTTTATTGACATATTCAAAGTACATTAAGGCCACACACGGAGGGGTGGTCTAACCGCTAGGAGCAGCCTATGGACATCTTTATGGAAAAGGTAGTGATAGGGTTATTGATATCACTCATCCCATTGTCGATCCTCGGGAGTATATGGGTGGCAAGGATGATATCAGCCTCTAACGAGGAAAGAAGAAGCACTGACAGGAGGCTCCGTGACGTGGAATCCGAATTAAAGGACTTGAGAAAGGTCTATATCTCTTTGGGGAAGATAGACACGAACATCGAGCACATGCTTGAGTCTTTACACGATGCCGCACACAGGCTCGTAGGACTATCCAACTGGCAAAAGGAAAGGGAATCCGCCATTGATGAGGCGGTGCAGTTTATCAGGGAGGCAAGGGCAGACGGCATCAGATCGAAAACGTGAGGCAATCATGCGAACCCACATCCTGACCCGTTATACCGGCATCCCCTTTTGCACGATTGGGGAGATTGAATTTGGCCATGAGAAATACTACAGCATGGAACGCCCGTGGAAAGAGAATAAACCCTTCCACTCCTGCATTCCCCTCGGAAGCTACACCCTGGAAACTCACAATTCCTCTTCTCGCCCCCACACCTTTGCCCTGATCAACGAAAAGAAAGGGGTCTATCACTATCCCGATCCAAAGGCCCAACGCTACGCTATCCTCTTACATCCTGGAAACACCTTCAGGGACTTTGAGGGCTGTATCGGCTTTGGCAAGATACTGGGTTGCTTAAATAACGAGTGGGCTGTTCTGCGGTCTAAAGACGGGACCGGCGAAGTCTTACAGCATTTCGTACCGGGCGACATACTCAAGATCGTCGAGAAGCAGGTGCAGTGGTGATGGACAAGTGGAAACACCGCAGGCGCTTTGCTTATGCTGGTGTTGTGAGCGGGTTACTGTTCCCATTTCTGGTCATGTTCGACAAAGATGTGATCGGAATAGCTGCGCCTTTCTATACGTTCGTGACCTTAACCATAACCGTGTTTATTGGCGGCGCGGTTGTTGATGATAAGTGGCAAAAATGATTAATTTACTGAACCCTAAAATGATCAAGGTTGCGCTAATTGTTGGCGTGATTGCCGCTGTAGCTTTCTTCTCTTATCGTGCTGGGCGAGATCACGTTTTGGCCCAACACGCCGAACTCTTGAAAGAGAAAGATAGACGGATCGCCCAACTACAGACGGAGCTGGAAACTGACAAAGAAACCATTAAGGTGGTCTATCGTGATAAAATCCGAACTATTCGGACGGCGGCGGATATATCTGGTTGCGCTGATACTCGCGCCCCTGATGACATCTTGCAGCAGTTTGAGCGTTGATGCCGGGGCCTTGCTCCAGAAATGCGACAGGCCAGAATTAAATGGCGACACCTGGCGGGATGTTGCCGAACTTGCCGCAGAGCGTGGCCAAGCTATTGATGAATGTAACCTGATGATTGAGAAGATCCGGGAGTTAAACAAATAAAAAGGGGCCGAAGCCCCTGAGCTGTTATTATTGTAGTCTACCTTGACGGGTCATGTTCACCGCAACCGTGTTCCCGTTTGACCCACGGCCATCGAAGGAAGAAGTGGGGCGGGAATCTGTAACACCGGCCCCAGCCTCGCCAGACGTGTGCGAAGTGCTTACATTCTAAACAATGTTTATCTTTCATTTTCCCCTCCTAGAACTGATAGTCCACTGTGATGCCCAGATTGAGTGAGCTGTAGTCATGGGAACGTATCAATTCCCAATGTTCACCATCCGGCCACTCATCCCGATACCCGGCGACATATTCATCAATATTCATATACCGATAGGCCACCATGAACCCGGCATTCCAGTTTTTAGACAGGGGATAATCGATCTCCATCCCCACTGAGACTCCGATGGTGTCGCTGTTCTTGACCTCGAACTCATCAAAGACGTAATAGTCACCCGTGTCATAGGGTCCGGGCAAACTGTTTTGCCACAGGCTATTCAAGTAGTAGTGACCCGCTTCGTTGAATTCGGCCCGCCGTCCTCCCCATGAGTTCTCGACAAAGTAATAGCCGATCTGACCAAAGACATTCACATGATCCGACAGCTTATGCTTCATCCCAAACCCCACTCCTTTGAAGGTGTAGTCCCAGATCCGACCCCCGGCATACACGCCGGTTTCCTCATACCCTCCATAAACATACCAGGGAGAATTTTTGAACTGGTAAGAGAGTTCGATCCCGGACCAGTCCCCGGTATAGAAATTGTCATCATTCGACAATCTCACCATCTTCATCAGGTTGACCTGAACCTCGGCTTGAACACTTCCCATCATCAACAGTAATACCATCCACAGTATTTTCATTTCCCTTCTCCTTGTTATTAGCTTTTCCACCACCGCCTTACCCACCTCAGGTAGTAATCAAGTTCGTTGATCAACTCTTGTCTGTGAAACTTCCCATAATTATTCACATACCGAACCTGACCCACCAAAGAGAACCCGGCAAAGGTTAAAACCGTCCTTTGGGCTAAGGTATTATCAAACCGTAATACCCAGCTTTGTTGATGTCGGGTTATTTTCATTTCTCCAATCCCTCCAGCCATCCCATGCGCTTCACAAATACTTTCACCCGGTCAAACTCTCCCCGCTGTCGTTGCCGTATTCGCTCACACTCCATACAGCACGTACCATGTTTATAGGTGCGTATGATGGCGTTAGGATGTTTCTTGCAGGTCATGTCACACCTTACTGCTTACCGGAGCAAAGGGAATGTCATCGTCAAAGTCCCCACCTGTCGGGGCAGCCTGTTGATGTGCCCCCTGCTGCGGCGCTTCCTGTTGCGTACTGCCGCGAGAATCCAGCATTTGCATGTCTTTAGCTACGACCTCCGTGGTATAGCGATCCTTTCCCTCTTTATCCTGCCATTTCCGGGTTTGTAACTTCCCCTCGATGTAGACCTTGGAGCCTTTCTTCAGGTATTCGCCCATAATCTCAGCCGTGCGCTTGAAGGCCACGATCCGATGCCATTCTGTCTTCTCAACCTTGTCGCCAGTATTCTTGTCCTTCCACGACTCGCTGGTGGCCAAGGTTAAATTAGCGATTGCCCCACCGCTGGGGGAATAACGAACTTCGGGGTCTTTGCCGAGATTGCCGATTAGAATTACTTTGTTTATGCCGCTCATTTTTGAAATACCTTTATTGCTGCGCGTTGTGTTGAATCGAACATAGCCCAAAGCTGAAGTTTGTCTTCTGTCTCAGTCCATTCCGCTATTAACTCTCTCGCCCCAGACTCATCATTGTTTGCTAAGTGTTCGAGCATCTGTTTGTGGAAGTCCTGTCGCTGGCTTAAAGGAATCCGGTTCCAGCCTGCGGGAGTGGCCCAGTCGGGTAATTTAGGCGGTTGCTTGGGTTTGCCCCAATCATCCAGATCAACCCATGTATTCGGGAGATCATACAGATACCGCCCGATCCCCCATAGGACCGCCGCCCGTTTGAAGGCATCGGAGTATTGGCCTTTCTCAGCCTCAACATCCGTCACCCCAGCCCCATTGGATTTCCATATCCATTCTGTTGGCGGCCCGATTCTTAAGCCTATCTCGCAGCAACCCTGATAAGGATAACGACACTGCCAGTTGCCGGGCCCAACCACAAAATCCAGACGCTCCATTACATCCCTTGCGTCGATATAAGCCAAGGGAATCCCCTTTGTAGGTTTGGCGCTCTGGTTGCCGGTTTCCCGGATCACCTTTTTCTTGTTGGTGGAACCGATGCGCCAATGAATGCGCTCTGCCGGAAACGGCTTACTCAGTTCGTCGTATATCTTCATCGCTTGCCTCCGCTAATAGTTCATTAACCATATCCAGATAATCCTCATACTCGACCCGTTCCTCTCCCTGTAGCTCATTCGGATCGTCCACCTGATGCTCCAGTACATATTGACCCATCTTACTCATCTCATTTCTCCCACTCTGCCGGAATATCCAGCCAATCAGACCATAGCTGCTTGACCGTGAAGCCTTCTGTTTGGATATAGAAATGCTCTGCTGTTCGATATTGCAACATCTGAAAGATAGGTTGTTCATAACTGCCGACATTAATAGACCCCATCTTCATCGGCTGACGACTTAACAACCACCTAAACTCAATACTCATCGTCTTTCTCCGGCGTACAGAGCCAGAATTCCTCTCTGAGGTTATTGCGGTTTAATGGGTTATCACGATCAATGTCCCACCGCGTATCTGCTCCCATCAATGGACAGTCCGCCTTTTGAAAGCCGTATTCTGTGAACATGCGTCCCTCAGACGGATTCCCGTAAGGATCACCATCCGGCGCAGAGAAGGTGCTAACGACGACCAGATCAGGATGCGCGGCTTTAATTGCTCGCCATACCTCAACTGAGGTCTTGATTCGTTTATATTGCATCGCCTTCCTCATAGGTATGGGGTTTGTGGTTAGGCATCGTCTCTCGCCTTTCTTACCTTTGCCAAACCCATCAAGCCTGCGGTTCCTTCATAGGCTCGATAGGCCAGCCTCTTAGATACGCACTCATTAAAGAGCTCCATTTCTTCATCGGAGAGCATCCCGACATATAGCCCGTTAATGGCGTCCAATTCTTCTTCCTCTGTTTTCATGTTATCCATCAACATCCCCTCCTGGCCATATTCTTTGCCCGTTGTAAATCTTCCTGTTTTGCATCATATCTCTCTCATTCCGCATAAACGGCCTTCGATTCCTGTTACAATATTACCAACATGCAGTTTAAGCACATCTAGCTCGGCTGGATTCCAAACTGGCTTCCACCATTGAAACTCAGAGAAAGGAATGGGCTCTTTCAATAGCACATCAACACAGGGACGCAAAGAATCAGTTTTAGCGTCGTACTCGCCATAGGATATTAAAAATTCGTCAGTTACGCCGTAATCTTTATTTATGTGCTCTCTGGCCACCATGATTTCCTGATAATTATCAGGTCGCGGTTCACGGTTGAGCCTTTTCCATCCGTCTTGTCTTATCTGCGACTTAACCAAGTCACGGGTTACAAGCCGATATGCGCCGGTTCTGTATAACATCAACACGCCCCTCCACAATTTCTGGCACACTCCTGCCTCGCGTCAAACTCACACACCTGCATCTCTCCATGACAATCATTTGCTATCTTTAATAGCGGTCCAGTAATATCGGTTCCCTTCCCTGCCTCAGCATGAGCGATCAATCGTTGAAGGCTCAATATAAAATTCACTCTGCATTGTGTTAAGGGGGTCATGGTGTTTATCCTCTAAAATTTACCAACAAACATTCCAGCAACCAGAGCCAGAATTAAGGGAATGAAACCAAGCGCAAACCGTCCGGGGCTAAGGTCGAACTTGTGTCCTAAATAGCTCCAAATCCCACCAGATATTCCCGCTATTAAATAACCGATTAACTCCATCATATTATCCTCTTAGGGTTTACCCTCTGCCTTGTTAATGGCTTTCTCGGCCTTTTCTCTTACTGCATCTCTGTCCCCGCCCCAATCATGCGTCACCATCCATTCGGATTCCATATACCCTTTCAATGCCTCATACAGTTCAGGGGCGGCGGCTATCAGGTGGGCATTGGCTTTTGCGTTGCTGTCCCCATCCACCACGCATATCAATTCGGAGTCTGGATCACCGAACGACCCAGTAAACACGCGGTTCCAATTTTCAAACCAAGGCCCTTTCGTATATTCACTCATTTCCTTAATCCTTAATCAGTAAACCAATCACCACAAATAACCCGGCCACTATTGCAAATGCTGGCTCATACGTTACCCACTTAAAGCTCCCCTCCCCGTAGTAATCCAGATAAGGGGCCATTGCATAGAATCCACAACAGACACCGGCAATCAGGGCACAGATGAACCAGCGGCAGGTCACTGCAACTCCGCTAACCGCTGGGCGCATTGTTCCCGTTTCTTCGTGAGTTCTTGATAACACCCGCTGGAGATATTGCGGCCCCCGCTTTCAAAGCTGGCGATCACGTTATCCATCCAGATCAGATAGTTGTTCAAATCGAATACTTGACGTAATTGGTTAGTGTCCATTAGTCCGCCTCCGCGCTAAAAATATCTTTATAGAAACTCTCCAGCTCGTCCCAAACGCCATCGCTTCCTTCTTTTAGAAGTCTGTCAAATACTGGTTCGGCATTTAGAGTTGAGCCATCATAGAAACATTCTCCCCCCAACAGATGACACTCACCGCTCATCGGGGTTTGGCCTTCATAAGTTGGTTTCGGACTGTGATAGCCTAGATCCGCCGCCATAGGTTTATAACGCCAACATGGATCGCGCATACCATCCACACCCTTAGCGTCAAACTCGGCTTGGACGTGGGGGAGCTGCCAGTTTGAATAAACAACAAATTGCACTGCGCCCTCATCGCCAATCAGATAAAATGAAATGGTGACGCCATGAATGCCATAATTCTTTTTTGGATCGGCGTCCCGTTTGTCATAAGCGGCACCAAATTCTATTCTGCGTTCCATATATTAATATCCTCTTAAATACGTTAAACGCCTGTTTTGTACCATTACCAAGGTAGGCCGTTTCTCGCCGTTTTCGTGTCTGGAAACCCGCATGGTTACTAGGCTTGCGTCCAGTCAAAACCCAATATGTGTCTTATCTGGGGTTTGGTCAGTTGGGTTTCATTTACGATCTTGGTGATGGAGAAGCCCCGCCTCTCAGATAACCTTGTTACAATTCGGGTTATTTCCTCAATCTGCTTGGGCGTTTTCTTGATCCGATACCCCTGCAAGTCCGCCAGTTTGGCCCGGCGCTTCCAGTGACCATCGAGGAAGTTCGTACTCCTGCCCCACTGATCCTTGATGTAGGCTCGAGCCACGATCACGATCTTGTCTTCACTGGTAACTCCACGGGCAATCTGGCTGATCAGGTTTTTGAAGGCCTCGGAGTTATTGGCATAAGGAATGCCTTTGTCAGTTAAGATCCCCACATGGACCCCGGTGGGTCTGGAATACACGTCATATTTCATTGTTATCCTCTCTTAACGTACTTCTGTCCTGGCAGCCTCTAGGCACCAGTCTGAGAGATATTCCCTGAAATCTTCTCTCACGTCCTTCCTGAGCCTGTCTTCAAGGGTGGCGTCGTCCCAATCCACCCCGGCCTTGAGTTGGAACCGTTCATTGCGCCATGCGTCCCGTATATCGTGCATATTGCAATTAGTGCCGAACCAGGGGATCGGATTGCGCCGGATCAACTGCTCCAGGAAATACTCGGCGCGGAGTTCATGGTGGTGTTCAAAGTGAGACATGGTTCCCTCTCGGTAATTAATCAAACATCTTGACAATAACCATAATCTAGTTTACTGTTAACGTCAAGGGTTAACCGAAAAATAATTTCAAGGGGCAGATATGACCACCAAGGCCGAAATGCGGCAGTTCGCCAGAGAGCGTAAGCGGATTGTCAAATTGTATGACGAAAAAGGTAAGTCTTTCGGGCAGATTGCCAAGCTGTTAGGGATCTCAAGAACGGCGGTCCACCGGCGCTACTGGTCAGAGAAAGCGAGGATGGAAGGCTAAACGCCTTTCAGAGAATGGGCAGTTAATACGATGAGCGATTACGATCCAAAAATTGTCGGGGTAGCCAATGCGTCCAATGCGGAAACTATTAAGGCGCTGCAAAACTTACAGCCTATCCGTTATGACGGCCTTAACTGCCCTGAATGCGGTTCATTTACGGTTGAGTCTACTGGTTTTCTATGGTGCCCGAACATCGGATGTGGCTGGGGGAACGAATTAAAACTCCCTACCTTGATAACTAAGTGGGCAGTTAAGCAATAACGTATGGGCTAAAGAGGTCACTATTATGCGGGAACTGAAATTCAGGGCGTGGGATAAGAAGAACAAATGCTGGTATGAGACGGAGCTTAAATTTTATGGGTTTCATCTCTTTGGCGAGTGTACTTTAATCTGTCCGCCTCGCGCTGAGGACTTGCAGCATTTAGAGGTAGATCAGTACACCGGATTACACGATAAGAACGGTGTTGAGACATACGAGTTAGATATTATCTTGTCTGAAAATATGTTTGTAGTTGGCGTCCCGTTAATTGTCGAATATGTAGACGGATGCTTTCGGGGGGTAATGCCGGATAAAGAAAGCGAGCATGAGGTTCGGGGACTTAAGAATTTAACCGATCAACCTTTTGAAGTCATCGGCAATATACATCAGCACCCCGACCTAATTAGGAAAGGATAATGGATACGAGAGAGAAAGCTGAAAAGTTACTAGAGTGGGCAAAAAAGGTGCCGGACGATGAGTTGTTATGGACGCACCTGGATATATTAGAAGTCGCCCAAGCCTACCTCAACCCCTGGATAAGCGTGGAAGAGAGGTTGCCGGAGAAAGATGGGGATTATATTGTTTGCTTTGATGACGGCAAAGTTATGGGTTTCGACTTTCTAACTTCGATTGATCTAAAAAAATTCAAGTGGGGATATTTGAGTGGACCCTATGTCGCTTATTGGACTTATCTACCCAATCCCCCCAAGGAATAAACATGAAGACTGTAAAATTAATCGGTGGCAGCAGGGATGGAGAGTCTATTGAAATATATCCACGTCAGCCGCTTGTCTATCTGCGTAAACGGATAACTATGGCCGAGGATGCAGAGTTGAAAATAAGCGAAACAACATCATGGAAACCGCCAGAAGAAGTCTATACAAGAAACGATGACGGCGAGTTTGTTTATGACAGAACGGTTGATTATAAGCCCAAGGAATAACTATGAACCTAACACCAGAACAATATAAGCAACTGGCTGAGTTTGCGGGGCATGAGGCGGTTGTTCTGCCCGAAGCCTATCGTGAGTTAGACGAAGAATGGCCTAGCGTAATACTGGTTGCCTCTGGTGAGAGATATACCCCAGACACCAATGACGCGCAAGCCTTTCAGTTGTTGCGGGAACTGCTAGCAAGAGTCAGCAGAGCCATGCGCTATGAAACAATGATAGATATAAGTCGTGATTTTGGAGATGGGGAATCCCTCAACCTCGCTATCTGTCACGCGGTATTAGCCTTGGAGGGGGAGGGATGATCAGATGGGAGGAAATCGAGCAGGATACGGCGCACCTTTACAGATATATGGGGAGCCAGATATTTACTGCCGCGCTTGAAAGAATTAATGGACTAGAGGCAGAAATAGAATGGCTCAATATGATGATTGACGCTAGCGATAAAGCTAGAAAGGCCGCAGACGCCGAAATTACCCCGCTTAAAGAAGAACTCCTTACTGTAAGCTCGGGGTATCTACGCATGTTTGTCCTGGCAATAAAGCATTGTCCACAGGATCATCGCGACTTTGAAGAAATTAAAGCCATTATTAAGGCCATTAATGACAACAAATGAAAGCACTCCATGACTACAAGAATAAACGACGATTCGGACATTCTGGGATGAATAAGCCGTACTTCGTAGACGCAAAAGATGGAAGATTAAAGTTTGATTGTCGGATACCCCGAGCGGTGTTCCACTTCAAATGCCGTATCAGGGCCTATTAGGAGAGAGCGATGAAGTTTGATGAATGGTGGAGAGAACAAAAGAAAGTCGCTAATGCTGATGAATTATGTCGTATTGAGGCGCAAATAGCGTGGAGTTCAGCCCTTGAGGAAGCGGCGAAAGTGGCTGAGGAATACAAAGGCTACACGCATGACGATGGTGCAACTATCTGTGACAACTTATTCAGCCTTGCAGATGAAATTCGCCAACTCAAAACCAAGGAGTGAGAGATGGGAATGTATAAATTATATGGCGGGGACGCTCTGGGTAATGATCTCTATACAAATCAATATCTTGAAAATGTAAAGACACAAGAAATAATCACTATTGACGAAATGGAAGCAAGGTTTAAGGCATTAGCCGAATACCAGGCCAAATATTTTAATCTACGCAGCAAACATGAAAAGCTGTTAGCGGCGATGAGTGATGATAACCCGGCATGACTTCAGGGCCTATTAGGAGAGAACGATGAACTTTGAGGAATTACAGGCCAAGCTCAGTAATGATATGTGGGAGATTGCCAACAAGACGGAGCCGAAGGCAATAGAAACCATATTAACCACTATTGAGAGAATGCTGGATAACCTGAATCAACAGGTAGATGAAATCCGCAACCTTAAAACCAAGGAGTGAGAGATGAGGGAGTACCCTAGAATCGGCAAGACGGAAATCAGGGACAGGAATATCTGTGCCAAGTGCCGGTGTGGTGAGATCGGTAAACGCAAAGTTCATATTCAGCTAAACCAATTCAGGGGCGAGGATGAGGTTGTCTGGTCCTGCATCGAGCACCGGAACGATCCTGAATATTTACTTGGTTGGAATGATAACCCCAAATAGAAACCAAGGTGAATGAGATGAAATTGAATAAATTAATAGCTTTCTTGTCAGCCTATGAAACGATTTACCCAGATGAAAATATTGAAGAAAGGGAGGTCTATTTTTTCAATAGGGACGGGAAATGCTACGACGAGGTTGATCTGACTGGCGATGAAAACGGCGAATTTCTAATGCTTGAGGCGGTGGCAGATTATGGTGACGGAAATCCGCCAAATCTTAAACTGGTTAAATAGAAAGCCCCGTCCGAAGACAGGGAGGGAATTATGAAAACAGCGATATACATTGAAGACGGGGTATTACAGTTGGTTATTACGCCGGAATCCAAGTTTGAGAAAGACGTAATCTCGATGATGATTAACGAGAAAATCAATGCCCAGATATTTTCTGGCAGTTTCTACGATTGCCAGGGTGGATGGATCAGACAGCAAAACTTTTATCAAGAATCATCCATGTATGGCACTACTGGCAGCGCCAACGATAAGAGTCTCATTCTGAGGGTGGATAAAGAAATTGAACTCGTTACCGATTAAATACAAAACCCCGCCGAAGCGGGGTCAGGGAGCTAGGTGCTCAGACCGACTTGCCTTTTTTTGGCCAAGTGGTATATTGAAGGTGCGATCAACAATATGAGTCAAGTATACCACATTCTCCTCATATTCAAACTCGCCCCAACGGGTACAAGCAACGGCAGGGTTACTGCGAGGCATCGAATACATATCAAGAATCCAGGCAATGACCGCGCCCACTGTCAACCTGGCCCTAGGAACCCTAAGAGAGGGGATTACAAGGGGAAGGCTGAGTACCCAGGACATATAGATCCTAGGGGAAAAGGGGCGAGATATGCATAAATGTAAGGAGAAAGCATGAATTTTGACACATTCTGGAGCCTCTACCCCTCAGACCTTTGTCGGGGGGCAAAGAACAAGGGCGGTAAGTCCAAGGCCGAGGAGTCGTGGGATAAGCACGTCACTGAGCCTGAGAAAGTGGTATTAGCCCTGCAAGCCCAGATCAAGTATGACCGGGATGCCAAGAACAAGGGGGAGGACGTAGATCGTTGGCCCTTTGCCTCGACATGGCTGAACCAGGCGAGATGGGACGTGGAAATTGAATCACATGCTGAACTCACCCAAAGGTATGAGGCAAAATATTGCAGCGTGGAGGGTTGCCCAGATCTAACGCATGGGGCGAGATTCGAGTATTGCGCCCACCACCTGAACTTCACGATAGACGGGAAATTCAAGGACGTGATGATGGCTGAGGAACTACGGGATTTCTACAACACCCACCGAGATTTGCCGTTCATGGAGGACAAGAGTCAGACGATGAAATGGGTCAGGGACAGAATCAAGGAAATGGCGAATAAGGTAGAGTGAAATGATCAATGGGCATGTGGCTGAAAAGTAATGCACGGGCGGACGGGAAAGCCCGGTACTGAACCGTCGGCGAGGATGACTCAGTGGTCTGGCCTAAATCAGTTGCAGGTTTGAGTCCTGTCATGCCCACCAAATAGAGCGGAGGTAATATGAGCGATATTGCATTCAGGCAAAAATTAGCGGAGCTACAAACTAGGTTGGCAATCGGCAAGGCCCAGGTGCTCGCTAATCCTGAACCATACTTGGACGACCTCACGCGGCGGTGTACTGATTTGTTAAAGGTGCTGGAGGATATTGACTATGCGTTATCCCCTGATTGTCCGGTTGATTGGGCGCAGAGCCATAACCCGCCGATTAAACCGATGAACCTGCAAGGTGAGGCGTTAATTCGGTGTAATGCTGCACTGAAAGTCATTCGTGACTACAGGTATCCGCAGAGTTAATGATTATGGATAGGCTGGAAACCAAAAACGACTGGCGCGACTGTGATCACAAGTTCGAGTTATATTTCGGGCCGACTATGTGTTGTAAATATTGTGGGGCAACAACGATTGCCAGTGTAGACGGCAAAAGCAAGCCAATCTATCCACCGGTTGATTTGGATAGGCTGGATAACGAGAGGATGTGATATGCCTATAAAATATGACGAGGACTTGCCTTTGGCTGTGGAGCTTCAAAAGAATTGCTTTATTCCTTTAGACGACGAGCAGGCCCCGGTCTTGGTTGAAATAACAGACAAGGAGGCAAAATTCAGACATCAAGCGTGGGCGCTAGTCTTAAATGAAATGTTGGCGCTCAGTTTTTA